TTCCGATGGAAAATTGATCAAATCTTTATTAGTACTAATGGATCTAAGTATAATGAAACACCTACAGTTACAATATCTGGTGATGGGCAAGATGCAACTGCAGAAGCATTCTTAGTAAACATAACTCTAAGTGGTGGTTCTCCAGTGGCATCTGCAGTCATACGAGGAGTTGTAAAAGAAGGTGAGATAAGATCTATAAACATAGTTGATGGTGGATCTGGATATGATGAAGATAGGGTATCAGTTGTTGTTAGTGCTCCTGACAATCCTGGTAGAATGGCACAACTAATTCCTACTTTTACCAGTGGAACATTGACTGGTCTTAATATAGTCAATGGTGGTTCTGGATATAGGAGCGTTAAGTTAGTTGATATTACAAATGCTGGTACTGGATATACATCTGCCACAGTAGCATTCACATCTGCACCCGTGGGAATTTCAGGATCATTTACTGTACCTGAAACAGTTACTGGTAGTACTAGTGGTGCGACTGCAAACCTTGTAGAATGGGATGCTAGTGAAGCTTGGGTCAAACTTAAATCACCTACTGGATCATTTATAATAGGTGAATCTATAGTAGGATCAGAGTCTGGAGCTACAATTGTGCTAGATAGTAGGGATGAAATGGCAACAGCAGATCCTAAATACTCTGAAAGTGTCACCTTTGAGAGTCTCGGAGATGACATCATTGACTTCAGTGAAGGCAACCCATTTGGATTATCAGGTAACTTATAATGTTAGGTGCATACACATACAATAAGATTATTAGAAAGTGCGTCATAGGATTTGGAACACTCTTCAATAATATAGAATGTAGAAAAGAAAACAAAGACGGATCAATTTATAGTAGGATGAAAGTTCCTCTAGCATACGGTCCTCGACAGAAATTTTTAGCAAGACTAGAACAACAGGCAGATCTTAACCAGAAGGTTGCAATAACAGTTCCCCGTTTATCTTTTGAGATGACAGGTATCTCTTATGATGGATCTCGCAAATTAAGTCCTATAACATTACAGCTAAAGACAGATACTAATAACGCAGTTAAAAAACAATACACTCCCGTTCCATATAATATTGATTTTGAATTAAATGTAATTTCAAAAACAAATGATGAGACATTAGAAATTCTAGAACAGATAGTACCTGTCTTCCAACCATCGTATCAGATGACAATTAAGTTAGTTGATGCTATGGCAGACTATAGAGATATACCTATTATATTGAATAGTATATCCTATAGTGATGACTACGAAGGAACATTTGATGACAGGAAAATTACTCTTGTCACCATGACCTTCACCTGTAAAACATACATCTTTGGTCCTGTTGGAACTGCTGGTCCCATCAAGAAAGCAAAGGTCGATATGTATACAGATATGCCTAATGCTGCAACTACAAGACAAGTTGCTTATCAGGTTGAACCAAAGGCACTTACCGACAAAAACAAAGATGGTACTACAGAACTTGCAGGTGCTATAACCTCAAGAAACCTATCCATTGAAGTTGCAGACTACAGCAACATTCCTACTCAATCTTATATTGAGATTGGTAATGAAGTAATGTATGTCAAGAGTAAAACTTCTCCAAACAAACTCTCTGTTAGGAGAGCACAGAATGGAACCACTGCTGCAGCTGCAACTGCAGGTACACCTATTGATCTAATAGATGCTGCCGATGATGCATTGCTAACTAGTGGTGATGACTTTGGATTCTCGGAGACTACTTCTTATTATGAGTGATGAACTAGATAAAGCATTTGATATTGTAGAAACAGTATCAGATGTAACACCCCAACCAGAGGTTTCTAAACCTCCGAAGAAGGTGGATGGAAAAGACGAGGTACAAGATGACTATGAATATGCCCGATCAAACCTTTACCTATTGGTGGATAAGGGACAAGAAGCTGTCAACGGTGCTCTTGATCTGGCTATGTCTTCTGATCACCCTAGAGCATACGAAGTTGCTGGACAACTCATCAAACACGTAGGTGATGTTGCCGACAAACTTATGGCACTACAGAAAGACAAGAAAAATGTCAAAGAAGAGAGTGCTAAGAAAGTGGTAACTAACAATTCATTATTTGTTGGTAGCACTGCTGATCTTCAAAAGATGCTAAAGAATGCATCTAAAAAATCTAAGGATAAATAGTTACATGGCATACCAAAGAAACGACGAAAACTGCGACCCCGTAAGTCCTCAACCAGGCAAGACTACGGTAAACCAATTCTCAGGTAATGAGGGTTGGAGTACAGTCACGTTTGAAAACTTTAACGCTGACTATCAAGCTCGCAATACTGATAATACTGCGAGAACACCTGGTACATACCAAGCAAGGAATACTAACAATACTGCTAGGACTCCTGCAGCGTATCAGCGTCACGATGAAAATTGCGACCCAGTAACAGGATGACGACTAGAATCCCTACAATGTATGGAAGGTACTATGTTCTTACTCTCGTATGGAGAGGTAGAGAATATACTATCACTGTGTTTAGGTCTAAGTTGAATAAACTTCAGAGACCACAAGCACAACGTATAGCTGATAGTGTCTATCCTGGTAGTAGAGTGATCAAGTATCATGAATCAGATCCAACTGACGGACCTGTTTTATTAGCAACAGAAGAAGCAAAGAAAGGTTCTAAAAAGAAAAAGACCCAAGTAAATGATGAAGACAAACATGATGCAGGTAACTTACCACCTGCAATGGGAGGAATTTTTGGAGAGGGTGCTGCATGGACAAAGAAGTCTGGTAAAAATAAAGAAGGTGGTTTAAATGAGAAAGGGAGAAAATCTTATGAAAGAGAAAATCCTGGTTCTGATTTAAAAGCACCATCTAAAAAGAAAGGTAACAAGCGAAGAGCAAGTTTCTGTGCTAGAATGAAAGGCATGAAAAAGAAACTTACTTCTAAGAAGACTGCATCTGATCCAGATAGCAGAATAAACAAATCTCTAAGAGCGTGGAACTGTTGATCATGAAAACAAGAATAGACGAATTAAAATCTGAACTCCGAGTAGTAGAGGCATTTCGAGATGTTGGGCGTGCCCAAGTCTTGAAATCCATGCTACAGTATGAACTAAAGAAGGAGGAGTTTAGTCATGAGCGAGGTACCAGAGGATCGTTTAGATCTTGATTGGATTGATTACGAAGGAGTAATCGGTTACGATCAAATTGAAAAACAATTTACACTTCAGTTAAATCATCATCTGTATTGGTTTGCTACCAAACAGGAAGCTGAAGAATTTTTTATAGCACATGCCGACTAACAACACAGATTTTTACTTAGGGAATCCCAACCTTAAAAAAGTCGGGACAGATATAAATTTTACCCAAGAGCAAATACAGGAATACCTCAAGTGTAAAGAGGATCCTGTATATTTTGCTATGAATTATATCAAGATTATATCTCTTGATGAAGGTATCGTGCCATTTAAAATGTGGGACTTTCAACAGGAGTTGATCGAGAAGTTCCATAAGCACAGATTTAATATCGCAAAGTTACCTCGACAGACTGGTAAGTCCACCACGTGTGTGTCTTATCTACTTCACTATGTCTTGTTCAATGACAATGTGAACGTTGGTATTCTTGCAAACAAATTATCCACAGCTAGGGATTTGCTTGGAAGATTACAACTTGCTTATGAACAGCTGCCCATGTGGATGCAGCAAGGTATCATAACATATAACAAAGGATCAATGGAGTTGGAAAATGGATCTAAAATACTGGCAGCATCTACCTCCGCATCTGCAGTTCGAGGTATGTCTTTTAACATTATCTTTCTGGATGAGTTTGCCTTTGTTCCTAATCATATTGCTGAGGCATTCTTTAGCTCAGTATATCCTACTATTACTTCTGGTACCAAGACAAAAGTAATAATTATATCCACACCATATGGTATGAACCACTTCTATAAGTTGTGGGTAGATGCACAGAAAGGTAGAAATGGATATGCATGGACAGAAGTTCACTGGTCAAAAGTACCAGGCAGAGATGCTAAGTGGAAAGAAACTACTATAGCAAACACTTCCGAAAGACAATTCACACAAGAGTTCGAGTGTGAGTTTCTAGGATCTGTTGACACTTTAATTAGTGCTGCTAAACTTAGAACACTAGTTTACGATGACGTATTAACAACAAATGGATCTCTCGACGTATATGAAAATCCTATACCTGAGCATGATTATATTATATGTGTGGACGTATCTCGTGGTCTCGCACAGGATTACTCTGCCTTTGTGGTAATAGATATCACTCATGCACCATGGAGATTGGTAGCAAAATACAGGGATAAAGATGTAAGACCCATGCTATTTCCTAATGTGATATACAATGTTGCAACGAATTATAACAATGCTTACACTCTAGTAGAAGTAAATGATATAGGAGAAGCAGTTGCTTCAAGTTTATTTTATGACATAGAATATGAAAATGTTCTTATGTGTGCAATGCGTGGTAGAGCAGGTCAAGTAGTAGGTCAGGGATTCTCTGGTAACAAAACACAGATGGGTGTGAAGATGAGTAAGACTGTTAAAGCACAAGGATGCTCTAACTTAAAAACTCTCGTAGAAGATGATAAGTTATTAGTAAGAGATTATAATATAGTGGCAGAATTAACTACTTTCATACAAAACAAGCAAAGTTTTGAAGCAGATGAAGGGTATCATGACGATTTAGTTATGTGTTTGGTTATATTTTCGTGGTTGGTTCAGCAAGAATACTTCAAAGAAATGACTGATCAAGATATCAGAAGAAAGATATATGAAGAACAAAAGAATGCTATCGAACAAGACATGGCACCTTTTGGATTCATTGATGATGGATTAGAAGACGAACGTATAGTAGATAATGAAGGGAATGTTTGGACGATAGATATGAACGATCCAGACTATGATGATTGGGAAAAATTCAAAGTAGATGAGTATGGAGATAAAGCATTCATGTGGGAGTATCGCTGAAAAAGCTCCAATTTCTAAATAACTATAGACAAAAATTGATTTATTATCAGGAGTAATCGCATGGCTAGCACGCTCTTATCGCCAGGAGTTGAGATTCAAGAAAGAGATCTGACTATTGGTTCGATTGAGACGGTTGAAGTAAACGTTGGAGCAATTGCTGGTGCCTTCCTAAAAGGACCAGTATTAACACCAGTCCGTATATCAACAGAAGCTCAATTAATTGAAACTTTCGGGGAACCAACTGATGACAACGCAGAGACTTGGTGGACAGCTGCAAGTTTCTTATCATACGGTGGTGTTATTGATGTAGTTCGTTGTGCAACATCAGGACAACTATCAGCATCAGATGACTCAGTAACTTCACCATACACTCTTTCTATACCAACAAAGGATGTATACGAAGCAGATTATTTTTACGCAGGAAATAACCCATTTAGGTTTGCAGCAAGAAACGTTGGTGCAGATCAGAACGCTCTTCGCGTAGCGACTATCGACACAGGTGCTGATGTTACCCTCACATTAGATGGTGCATTAACTACATCAACTGTAGGTACACAAGTTCAGACTGCATCCGCTAGCCCTAATGGTGCGAAGTCTGGATACATCTTTGCATGGGATGGTGCTAACAACAAGGTTTCCTTGATTACTTCAGATACTTGGATAGCAACTGACGTTATTGAGAACGGTGTTACCGACCTTAACGTAACAGCTAAATCAGTTTGGTACGATGAGCAAGAAGTTTTTCCTGCAGTGGGAAACAAGCCTGCTCTTAAATGGTCAGCAATAGGTCCTAGACCTGGCACTTCACCTTACGTTTCAACACGTGGCGGTGCTAATGATGAACTACACGTTGTAGTGTATGATGCAACTGGTGAAATTACTGGTGCACCAAACACTGTTGTTGAGAAATTTACATATCTC